CGCCGATTTTTACTGCTGCGCCATCAGGCCATCTAGTGGTGCCCCAGCCGATGGTTGGCACACCGGCAGGACAAATGTATGCTACATCACTGAAACCTTCAAATTCGCGTATAAGTTTCGCCGCTGGCTCCCATGCCAATGTGGGTTTTGGTGCTGGGTCAGCCCTGAATTTGCTTAGAAATTCCTGCTGCTCATCTGGCGCTAGTAGCTCCCATGCCCAGTTCCATGCCGCCTGCTGGTGCGGGAGCGGCGGCTTGCTTGTAGCTTTTGCCGCTGCCAAGAAATTGCTCATCAGCGGCGCTTAGGAAATGCCAACAGCGCAAACTGGAGCAACAACTGAATCCAACTATTAGATTTTAATGGTGATAATGCAATCAACTCTGAGCCAGCGGCCACCACGATGGCAATAGCAGCAACTTGGGAGGCGTCCACGAAACTGTGGCAAACGTCACACTCAGTCTAGCTGCTATCGAACTTCTAGTTTACTGACGCGGTTTTCGACTTGATTAAGGCGCTGGAACATCTCACGATTGGTTTGCTTTATGTCAACATGCAAAATCTCAAGAGAATTGGCAATATGTTCCACAGCCGAAGTGAGGCGCACGATGGCAGCAGACGCCTCTTCATTGCGCCTAGAAAAGCCAAACATCCCCATCGCCGCCACTGAGATGGATGCCCCTAAAGCCGCTGCGAGAATTTCGATCACGGCTCAGGCTGACGATGCCTCTAGTCTACCTGCTCAGAATCCTGCTGTAGTGCTGCCATTGCTAAAAAGCACCACCCCGTCAGTAGGAGCAGGCTCAGGGATAGGATTCCAATCGCTGTATGCATTGCTCGTAATGTACGCCGCCAGTTCAGCGGTAGTAGTGGTGGCATTAATCGCTGTGATCTTACCACCTGCGGCATCGCGGACAAATTGGCGATCAGCTTTAATTTCAGCACCCATGGGCTTGCCGTTGTCAGCTTCACGGATTACCTGCCAGTCAGTTGGCGCGAGCAGCGTGTTTGCTGTGGTGCGTGTCTGAGCAATCCATTGCTCCACCAGTTGAGTGTGATCTTTTGGTAGTTCTGGCCCCCAGTAAAACCGCTGATCGTACCAGGCAGGATCGGGCTCTTCGGTAATTCCAATCGCAGCCCGCTCTTCAGGTGATGCAAGCCTGAGCCAATTCGCTGGATATTGCACCCCAGTTGCCGGATCAGTGAATGCTGAATCTGGGCTTAGCGGGTGGTCGTTTAGCAGAAACATTGGTTTAGGGCATTGGTGTAATTTTACTGGGCTGACTAGACGTGTCCCCTACTCACCTAGCGCGGGAGTAGTTGAACGGTGATTCCGCAAATGCTGCATAGATAAATGTATCTCCCGATGCGTTGGAGTTTGCTGTGCTCCATCGCAACTTAAATCCGTTGCTTAATAAATCTACGGGATTGTTGGACGATCCCGATTGCTCGGCGTCTGATGTGTTTGGCTTAAGAAATAAATCGGTAAGGTTATAACCTGGTCTTAAAGCGTCGTAAACAAGCCAATCACTTCCGCCTGTTGTTCCAGTGGCTCTTTTGATCATCACCCACCTCGGCCTAAACCCGGTATAAACAAACGGCCCATCTGTGCTGCCATTTCCGGTATAACTTCCAAAACTAGAGTACCCGACTACTGGGGCGAAGCAGTAGGCGACGTATGTGCCACCGCTGCCATTAACTGTCGCGTCAGTGCCAATACTGAACACGGTTGAAGATGGTGCCGTGCTGTTCCACACCGTTGTTGCCGATGCAGCAGCGCTGATCAGGTTCAGTTGGATGCTGTTGGCTACTGCGATGGAGGTGTGGCGCACCTGCCAGTTGCTGGTGGAGTCGCGGCGCTTGACGATGACCATGCCCGGCGCCACACCCAACCCATGTCCCACGGTTGCATTGGCTCCAGTTCCCGTATAAGTAACCACGCTAAACCCAGCAGTTGCATTAGCCCGCACCTGACTAGTGATGCTGCCTTGTGTGTTAGATACGGTTGAGGTGCCTGCGTCCCAGGTCCACGCTACATAACTTTGGCCACTTGCATTCCAGACTAAATCGCCATCGCCAAGGGTAAAGCCATCAGAAGTAAACGAAGTTAAACCAGTTGAATCTGTTCCTTCAGAGTTAGTTAAATTTGAGTACAGAGCCTTAGTAGCTCCCCTTACAACATCGTAGAGACGATGGTTGTTGGCACCAGATCGCTGTTTAATCCATACAAGATCAGGACCGAATCCAAAACCTGTAAATGTTCGACTTGCGCCAGACCCTGAATAAGCCAGGACATCAAACACCGTATTAGACTTCGTGACTAATGGGGCTGGCAGGTTCTGTGTGCAGAGTGCTTTGAAGCCGCTTACAGGGTAGGCAAATGCGCGTTGGCCGAAGTTGGCCGACACACTAGGCCCACTAGTACCGCCCGCTGATGTAACAGGTGTATATGTGCCAGAAATGCTTGAAAATGCTGTTCCTTGAGAAACACCATTTTTGTAAAAAACAATCGTGCCTGTATCTAAATCAAGAGCAGCGCCAATAATGTCACCACTAGTGAAAGTAGCGCCGTAGGCTGCACCAGTGCCACCTGTGTATTTTTGACCATTAGTACTATAGTATGTGTATTCGCTTGCTAAAACGCCTGCATAATTGCTTGCATAATTAGCATTTGCGACCGGAATAATTCCAGTCATGCAGTCGCCGCTGCCGTTTAAAGTTATTTCCCAATACCATTTGCCGCTGGCAACGCTAACAGTGCCTGAACGTCTAGTGCTAACGGTGCAATCTAGATTGCCGTTTGAAAGTGTTCCCGCACCTGCTAATGGATTCCAAGTGCAGTAATTCCCTCTCACCTCGCCGCCCACGGCGGTGTCGGTCCCGTAATTAGTGGGGGAGTCTACGAGGGAATCGTTGCCAGCAGCAGCAGTAACGGATAAATTATTCGGCGACACTGAAACAATGAAATTACTAGTGTATTTAGCAACTCCTTTATACACCCTAAAGTCTTGTATGTAACCTTGAAACTGCTGCGCGTTACCGTGTGTATATAAACCAATTGTTGGGACAAATGTAGTATTTGTAAAGTTAAATGAACAGGATCCGACTGATTCGCCTACACCATTAACGTATATATATAATGTTGTTCCTGATCGAACAATTGCAAAATGATTCCAGGTATTCAATAAATATGATGAACTTGCAGTAAGTGCTGTGCCGCCGCCTACTCCAAAAACAAAAGATATTAGTTGACCAGCGCCCGTAAAAATACAAAAATAGTTTTGTCCAGACTGTGTTTGTGCCCACAGTAAAGCGCTGCCTGTGGCTTCTGGGGAACGTGTTTGATAGAACCACCCTTCGTGAGTAAAATCACCAGTACCGTAAGCAAAATCTGCACCTGCTGGCACAGTAAGTGAATCTCCAGATCCATCTAAATAACACGAACTTCCGTAATATTTTGATATGTTAGATACAATTACAGTGTCTCCATTTGCAGTTACAGTTTTAGCGGAACCACTTCCCTTAATAGTTGCGCTTTGATCGCTAAATGCGTCCGCTGCAATAGCAAGTACAATTGTGCTGCTATTGCTATCTGTACGGGTTCCAGTTCCTTTTACAGCGCCATAAGTATCAGTGGTATTAAAAACCGGTAATGCACCAGATGCAGCAGCAACTGAGACACCAGCACCAGCAACAACACTAAAATTATTCGGGGTCCAGTTATTCCCGTTGCCACTAGTGTCCTTCCCTAATGTGCTAGCAGTGTTGCTGGAATTATCAGCGAACAAAAGATTGAAGCCATTGGTGCCATAGGTGCCGGTGTATGTTTTTGGGATGAGTTGCCCAGTAGTGGCATCGGTTTCGGTGAAACTGCTGGGGTCTAGCGCTTGGCCGTCGATGAAATGGATGTTGGCGAGGTAGCCGTCGAGATATTGGGCGTTATATGAACCGGCTCTGCCTGTCCCGTGAGCTGTTGCTGTATTTAAGCGACTATCGAAATTCTGTGTTGGATATGATGCCGTGTCAAAAGCAGTGATTTTCGCTCCATTCCAATATATACTAACTCGGTTTGAAGATGTTGGCTGGGGGGTGTCAAGAGCAACAAGTAAATGAGCCCAAGCAGAACTATCTCTAAAGGCCGCCGTAGTTCTTAATTCCAGGTCTAAAGAAGCTGGGCCAATGTCTCCAATTCTAAGTTTATTGTCGGAAAAAAACTCTATCCAAAATCCATTGTAAAAGGAGGCATCGGCAGTCCCAAATAGATTTTGACGAACACCTAAAGCTGATCGCTTCACCCACCCGCTCCACGTCCACGTCTTGCGGTTGCCAGCTACTGCCGGGGTGCGGGACAAATAGGCCGAGTCTGCTGAATTGAATCTCAATGATCTGGATATCTGCAAACCACCAGCGGCGGCTGCACTTTTTAGTAGTAGCGGATTAGCACTTCCAGGAATCATTAGCTCAAGTTGCTGATAAGGGTGGCAGTAATTTTAGTACTTGATTGCACTGCATAAACCAAGCAGTCAACTGCTCCTGCTGCAGTGCTAAGTGTTGGCGCAGTGCCACCAGTAAAGTCCCACTGCGAGCCATACGCTAATGTGCGGCTACCGGTGCCATCCTGCGTAATCCAGATACAACCAGATTGACCAGCAGTTTGGTTCGATGGGTTAGCTAATGTACGGTTACCGCCGAGTGTAACTGAGAAGTTATTTGCTGCCGCAAAATCTGCGGTGATCGTTGCGCCGTCGGTCAGGGCGCTGATAGTGCCGCGTTGCGCTGCGCTGTAACTTTGCACCGCGCTAAGTAATGCCACGGTTCCAGTTGCATCGGGCAGCGTGATCGTTCGATCAGCGGTAGGATCGACAATTGCAAGGCTTAGTTCAAAAGCATCTGCTGTAGCGCCTTCGAATGTCAGGCTGCCCGCAGTGCCAATTTCTAAATTACCAGTAACCGTGCCACCTGATTTAGGCAATGCCGCTGCTGCAAGGTCGTATGCCGCCTTTACTGCTGTAGGCGTAGCAGCTAATACTGAGCTGGTAGTGCTGGTGCTATCGCTAAGTTGCACCGCGCCAACCACGCCAGTGGTCGCGGCCACAATTTTGCTGCCTGCAATAGCAGCAGATGCGTTTATATCAGCGTTGACAATTACACCAGAAGCGATGGAGGTAACGCCTGTATTGTCTATAGTTACATCGCCTGTAACAGCAGTGCTAGTCGCAACGTTTGCGCTGCTGCCTACAATAATATTGGCGCTTGTTAATGCAGCTAGTTTGCTATAAGCAATAGCCGCCGAGGCATTAATATCTGCGTTAAATATTGTGCCGCCAGTGTTAGCTAAATATGGTTGTTCCGTTAAAACACCGCCTTCTACCGTGTAAAGTTTATTTTGGTCTGTTGCATAACATATTTCACCTTCTTGCAAATCAAGAATACTGCCGTTTAGGTTGCTGTATGTGCCGCGAGCAATCCGTACCGGTGTCCTAGTCGCTGGTGTTGGCATTAGTCGAAACTCCCGCCATTAATGGCGCCGGATGTTGATACGATGCTAGACCCATTGGCAAAATTACCTCCATCCACAACGGTTGCGCCTGCTGCTGTAGCCCAGCTCAAAGTGCCGCTGCCGTTGGTGCTTAATGCTTGCCCCGCAGTGCCATCTGTCGCAGGCAGTGTCCAGATTCGATTGGCGGCAACTGTTGTTGGTGATTTAAAGCCGACGTAATTACTACTGTCAGCATCCTCAAAGCGCAACTCACGCTGCGATGCAAGTTCAAGGTCTGTTAAGAATTGCCTAGCCATCAGCCAATTACCACGACGCGGTAAGCGTTACTGGTAGGTGCAGTGGCAAATATTAGTGTCACTGCGTTGACACTGGTGCGCCCTACATCTACCTCAACATCGTCGTAGGTGCCGCTGTTGGGGAATACCGCCACGGTTACATCGCGGGTGTTGAAGTTATGCGTAATCGTATAACTGGTAGCGCTGCCATCACCAAAACTGGCTGTATATTTGCGAATCCTGCCGCTGTACGTCGCCAGCTTTAGAGGGGTAACAATCCGTGCGTCATCGGTGCCGGCGTCCACCTCGGCCTGTGTAGCCAGTTCAGCAATGCCAGCGGTGCTCTCCGATGCGCTTGGAGCATTGGCGCCAAATGCGCCCCACACAACAGTGCTGGAGTCGATGGTGCCGTTTACTTCGGTCTGGCGGAAGCTGGTGTCAGCATCAGTGCCCTCCTCAACGCTGATGACCGCTTGCTCCAGCTCGGCAAACGTAGAGGCATCCAACGATCGAGTCATTGCGGTGGATGCGCCATTCCAAACGTAAATGCCGTTTTGGAATGTAGTGGTTTGACTGCGCACCAGGACGCGATCCTGGCTTGCCATCGTTATGCCATCAATGGTGGCGCCAGGGCTAGCCAAGTTAACGTTGCCTTGAGTGCTAACTCGCGCTGAGTCCTTCCATGCCAAGCCCTCAACGGCGCTATCTACATAACTCTTGGGTACGGCATCACCGGCTGCCGTCGGTGTTGGCAGGTTAATAACCTTTGAAACGCTTTGCAGGTCGAGGTCTGTAAAAAATTTGCGTGCCATGTTAGGTAAGTCGGGCTAGCCCAGCGGTTGCTGGATTCAGTGTAACAACGGTCTGGTTGATTGTCGGATGTGCGATGGCGCCATCAATCTCTTGGCTGCCAGAATCAAGCAGCTCCACCGATGGGCGGAAGCCCAAATTGTGGTTGATTGTCCATGTAGAAGACGACGAACTCTGCGTGTGAACGTATGCAGACCCAGATGGCCCTTGCGGCCCAGCAGTAGTAGCGGTAACCACGGATGTCTGAGGCACTGTAACTACAGTGCTGCTACCATTTTCGGTAACAACAACAGTGTTGTTAACAGCACTGACGACAACAGAAGTCATGCTGTATAACCCTCGCTGACATAAATAATGCCTTCAAGGTAATACTCCTTCAGTCCGGATGGGTTGGTTAATAACACATCGTAATATGCTTCATCTGCAAAAATTGCAGTTTGCTCATCGGTTAACGCTATCGCAATAGTACCAGTCGCGCGATTAGTATAAGTAATAGCAAAATCAGCAGCTTTTGTAGTTCTGGTTTGGTTCCATACTTGCGCTGCAACTGTCCAGCCAGTTAAGTTTATGGCCGCATCAGTGCTGTCCTTGAACTGCAGCGTAACGCTGTAATCAGCTCGGCGTTGCAAGCTGATGTTATAAGTGCCAGGCTGGACAGACATGGGATACCTCCTAGTTTCAGTCTAGCACTGGCGCAGGTGCTAACAATGCGTCTACTTTAATCTCAAGTTGTTCTATCCGCTCCATTGCTTCTTGCAGCGCCTTAACGGATTTCATGTATAAAACTGAATAATTGATTGATTTGGTGACGGTGCCTAGGTCGTTACCAGCCGCATCGCAATCGGCTGATTCGTACACCAGCCCGGGTGATATTAACTCCACCTCTTGGGCGATAGCGCCAATTTGAGTATGGGTTTGGCCTTGCTTTAAATTGTAATTACGAACACGTATTGCCTTAATATCATTCCATTGCGAATTGGCATCAACAATGTTTTGTTTTAATTTTATATCTGAAAGGCTGCCGTAGCTATTGTTAGTGTTTTGAACATTGCCATTAGTAAAAACTTTAAATGCTTCCGTACCTGTATCCCTTGCTCCTGCAGTAGCGGTATGTTTCCCGGAGAAGAAAGATGAGTCAGTTCCTGCACCAGTTTGAGAACTAGCAATTATTGGATTAGTAAGCGCACTTACAATAAGGGTTCCATTTTGCCCAATCCATTGCCTAATAATTCCAGATGTGCCTATTTGTATCTCATCTGTAGCATGACTGTATTGCACAAATCCTCGATATTCATCAGTACCGCCGCTGGTGCCATCAGCAAAAGCGAGCCCACCTATGGCGCTGCTGCCTGTTGCAATAGTAATACCGCCATTGCTTGACGCATTGTAAACAACGAGGTCATCGTAATTAGCGTTGTAGTTGCTAGGTGTTGTCGTCCCTATGCCAACTTGCCCACCAGTATCAATTGATAAAATTAAGCCGGTCAGATCGCCAACAGTTAACCAAGCGTTATTAGCGCTATTACGGCGTTTTAGCGTATTGGTTGTTGTGTCTGCCCATGTCATGTAGGCATAAGTCGGGCTTGGCGCGGTAGAGCCACTGTTCTGGCTAACAATTGCGCTTAGCGAATTGTTGAGGTCAGTTCGAAATGCTGAACCTGATTGGTTGGCAATACTATAATCGTGTTGTGCCATTAGGTAATCTCCTTGCCGTATCCAACGGCAGTATAAGTGAATTTGCGGGCGATAGAAGCGCCCTGATAGGCAAAGTTTATATCAAAGCCAGTCCGTGAGACGTTTACAATTTCCGCAACATCATCAGCAGATTGGACGTAGGCACTAAATCCTAGCACTGGCGCTTCATAAAATGGGTTGGCAAAGCTTACCGATGTTGTACCAGCAGATGAAGCCTCGATAGGTCCAAGTTGTTCTGTGCGTTGTTGCAATTCTATTGTTACGCCAAGTTCATCCACAATAATGTTTTGATTAGCGTTACTTATGGTGGCAACTAATTTGAATTGAAATCCCCGACCGCGTAGCAGCCCGTTGCTAATTTCATTCCAATCGCTCCATACCGGGCTAATGGCTGGATTACTGGTTGTACTCCGAACGTAAAGCGAGCCATCGACGAGATCAGCAGCGCCATGAATATCAGTCCATGAATCAATTTCGGCTGTCTGCGAATCCCATGGCGAATTGGGCAGATAAGAGCGAGTAACTAAATATCGACGCATATTGACAGCAAAAATTCCGCCCATATCAAGGGTATTTAGAAATTGATATTCACCAGTACCCAACGATGTATCGGTAACAATCAAGCCATCAACGCCAGCGTCATATGCCATATTGGTTTTTGTGCCTGCAAATAAAGCGCTTTTTATGCCGTCAATTTCACTAAGGCTGTCCCATGTACCCATCTCATCTACAGTCAGGTAGTAATCCTGATCTTCACGGATAGTTTGGACCAGCAAACGTGGCTGAGGTTCAGGTAAATCCGCCTTAATCATTGCCGCGCTTACTGATCTATGGCCGGTGTCGTCTTCAAATTTAATTAAATAAGTGCCTTCCAGTAAAGGCACTTGCTTTTGCGTTTGGCTTCCTGCAGCAGCAGATACAATTTGTTGGCTGCTGTCCCATGTTGCGCTTAACAGCGACGTATTGTGACGGATTAATACCTTGCCGCCCAGGATTACGTCTAAGTCAGTAGCACGATCCCAGCTTAAAGTTGCAAGCGAATCACCACTAGGAACTAAACTAATGCCTGTTGGTGTTGACGGTGGTGCGGTTTTACCATTTAACGCAACAGTTAATTCGGCGTAGCTAGTTGACGGTATCCGCAGTGCATTTAGGCTGTAAACACGGATATAGTAAACAGCAGCAACAGCTTCTAGAATTTCATATTCAGCACTTGTAGCGTTGGCTAGGGTCCAGTTATTGTTACCATATTTCCAATGAATTTGGTATTCACTAGCGCCAATTACTGGCTGCCATCTAACGATTAATTTGGATGCTGCTTTGCCATTTAGTGCATACAATATTTCATTAGTTTTTAAAGCATTTGGCGGGTCAGGGCTAAATTCAGTAACTGATATGTTTGGATTTTGCAATGGCCGGTTTTGTTCTACATAATCATATTTGCTAGAGTTATGAGCTAGCGCTGTAATTTCATATTCAGCGCCATTGGTTTCAGTTACAGTTAACACTCGCCATGTAGTGGCGGCCACGTTTGTATTTTGTAACATCCATATGCTGCCTACGTTTGGTGTTGTTGAAAATGCTGTTGATACAGTAATAACTGCACCAACAATAGTTGCAATATTTCGCTCTTGAACGCTGCCATCAGGCATTATAACGGTTAACTTTGCGCTAGCAGCAGTTGTTAAATCTGTAGCATCTGTGTTGTCAACTGTGATTTGTGTAGTTGTTGCGCTATTTATACGGCCAGCACGCCTAATGCCAGCTTTTAGCGGATCTGCAATCTTTATTACTTGGCCTGGCCTTACGAGAACGCCAGATTCAATACTTGACGCAAATGTAACAACTTCAGTTTCATTTGCTTCCGAATACAAAACCCAATGACCCAATCTTGCGGCTTGACCTCGACTGGTGCAAGCGAAGGCACGTAGTTCGGTTTTGTTAATGCCATACTTAGCAATACCAACAGCGTCTTCTACCATTTCGTATGCAACATCTTGCGTTCGCGTATCTAAATAACCAACAACTGCAACAGTATGCCTAGTTTTAATGCTGCTGCCGCTATAGCTAAACCCTTGCTCTGCAACATTAGCCATCGTAAACAGATAAGACGCATCGCGCGGAGCATCTTGCGATATAGTCAATGCACCAGTTGCCCAATAAGGCATCACACGCATCACGCTAGATAAATCATTAATTAGCTTATAAGCATCATCTTGGTTTTGAATCAATACATTACAACTGAACCGTGGTTCCATACCGTTAAGGCCATCAGACACCAAAGCTGAGGCATAAACTGATGCAGCGTAAAAAGCTGGTTTATCTAGTTGCGCTTCTGCTATATGCTGACCAAAGCCATACCGTGTGCTGGTAAGCAAATCAAACAATATCCATGCTGGGTCAGATGTCCATACGCGTGCGTTTTCTTCCGTCAGGGTGCCACTAAATGTGTAACCGCTAGGATAAATAATGCGGCCATTGGTTTGATCCACAGTGGTCCCAGTTGGGACTCGCACCTTTACACCACGGACGCGATAAGTACGGCTCGGGAATGAACTGAATTGCTGCGAATCAAATTTAATTGCAACAATTGCACTATTCGGATATGTAAGCTTTTGATACGTTATTTCTTGGTAATAAGCCCACTGGAACGCATTGGCTAACGCTGTCGAATCGACACTATCGGCTGTTATCCTTGTGATTTTTACAGCTACGGAACCAGTCCACCCGGTAGTAAAATCTACCCGGTAGTCGCGTTGATACGAGTCAGCAGTACGGCCACTAATTGTTTCAGTTGCTACGGTGACATAAGCAGCCCCATTATAAGAAAGTGCAATTGTAAATGAAAAGCTAGCTCCCAAGATATCGCCTTCCTGGTTAAACTCTTGCAATGCTGGCACTACAATAGTAATAATAACACCATTAACGTTAACATCACTTATTGTTCTTACGGCTGGGGTAGCCTGCAATATTGTTGTGCCAACTGTAATCGGCTCGCTAATATCACCATAGCCTTGTATGTATGTTTGCGCTTGCGTGCCATAGCGTGGCTCAATGCTTAAATTTTGGAAATTATAATCAGTTGGCTGCACATTGTCCAGATTAACACCTTCCCTTAAGATAGGCGTTTTATTAAGGTAAATATCCTTTAATGCCGCAATATTATATGCGCTGGTGCCTTTTGTTAGACCTGCTGCAGATGGGAACCCTTCAATTTCGCCTTCACTAAGCAAATCTAAAAAGGTTGCGTATTGCGTACTGGCTAAACTATCTGCTGTTCGTATGCGTGGCCTATTAGCAAGATCTTGCGCTATTTGTCGTTCTCGTTCTTGCAACTGTCCAACATAAGTTGCTGCAGCGTTGCCTTTTAGTGTGGAAAAATAAGCAACTTCGGCGGCGGAAAAACCCATTACACTACCTCTTGCGTTGATATATTAGCTGATATAACAACTGAGCCAACAATTGTCTCACCATAAATAATTGGCACTGGTGTGCCTTGCGCTGATGTATTCTGAACACCATTGAAGCTATAAGATTTCTGTGGATCTAATTCGGATTCACGCATTGTCGGTGGCGCCGAAGATGCGTAAGCCATTGATGGAGGTGCAATGCGCGGAACTGGCGTCAGCAGTTGCGCCACACCGCTTAAAGCAAGGGTGGCGCCAACGCCAACGCCAATCGTGGCGAATGTGCCTATACCCGTAGCGCTGCCCAAAGCAAAACCAAATGCACCTGCTGTTAAAATACTTAAACCAATAATTGCTACGCCAGCAATAATTTTCCCTACACCGCCAGCGCCTGCGACAACAGGAATAATACGAATAATGCTTTGCCCTACAGGATGGCTAATCTCTTCTTCGCTAATGCTATAACCGCCAACTAATATCCGATAATCATGCTGCACCATATGCGCTTCTAACCCGGCAAAATTTACCAATAAATACCGAACCGCTTCTGCTACATCACGAGCTTCAGCCATAAATGACCGCACACCCATGAACTTAGCCAATTCACCATAAACTCGGATTTCGCGTAGCATCACCAGCCATCTCCTGCTACCAGCTTACTCGCATCGGCATGACGTAACCTGCGCCCGGTTAATCCTGGCCTGCAATGGTCCCTAACGCTTAGCTGGTCACGCAAATGATGCAGCATCATGCCATTACCAATAAACACACCAACATGATTTAACTGGCGATCTCCAATACGCATCAGCAAGGCATCGCCAGGTTGCAGCAAAGCTCCATCGGCTAATTCATAAAATCCAGCCGTTTCCCATAAGCCATCAAATAATGGTTGCGCTTCAAATTCTGCTAGTGATGGCCGATCCCAATCTGGTAGCAACAAGCCATGCAACGCATACCAGTCACGCACTAACGTCCAGCAATCGCTGATCGCCCATACCCATTGCCTACCGACCAATGGGATGCATTTACCCCAGCTACCATCAGCAGGATTAACAATATGCCATGGCAATTGGCTGCGTTCGCAAAATTGACGATCCATGGCGCTAGGGTCCGGTGATTGGTCGGGATGGCTATGTACTATTGCAATAATATCTGCTTCATCTTCAGCTTTTGCCCAGTCGCCCGGATGGATAATAAAATGATCGGTATCATCCGCAAGATTACGGCAAGCGCAATATACCGTATCGCCAGCAACATCAATAAGCAAGCCGCAGGATTCATTTGGTGCCATAAGCTTTGCATGGTCAATAGCTGCATCACGCCATGTCATTGCGCAAATAAACCAACGCCAGGGAATGACCCAAATGGTAATTGCGCATTAACGCCAAATCTAGTGGCACAACTGGTTAATCGTTTGCCGCATACATCAGAAGTTGCAGATACGACTGGATTATTATTTGCATCAAAATATACCGCTGCAGTGTAACCGCATTCAGCAGAGCGATATACCCATTGGCATAAATTTGCAATACATTGCCGTTTCGGGGCCCTAACGCCAATTAAGTCAAATGCTGCTGCAAGTTCCCACTCAACAAATTCACGCGATTCTGTTACCTTGCGATCAAGGTAATATATCTCTAAAGGAAATTGAGCGGTAGGATCTGCATTAGCATTGCCACCACTAAAATTAGCAGCATCCAAATACCTTGCCAAAGTGCGAATACGAATAAATTTTGCACCGTTTAGATCGTTGCCGACAGTCGTTAAATTTACTGTTAACAATATACTTGTTACAAACCTCAATATATTGCTTACTTTTAATTTTGGCCGTGGCAATTGGCCGTTGCCGTTGTATTCGAATCCTGTTGCTTCAACTGGAAAAGCTTGGTAGCTATTCCCAGCCCATACAATATTGCCGTTATTGATTGCATTAGTGCCAGCATGAAATCTAAATACCGTATTAGCGCCATGGATAGCAGTAACAAGATGAATTTCAAACAATTCGATAATTGCTGATGGCGCTGGTTTTTGCAGCTCGGATACTGGTACGCTCATGGCTCTGCTACCTGCTCAAATGTGGCCTGCACTGAATTATTATTATAATTTTCTAAAGTCCTACTCCATTCCCGGCATACCCATTTGGTGCCGCCGCCCGATGGTGGTGTCCAATCAAATGATTCAACACCAGCCCGTGCATTAAGGAATGCTTCAATCGAGTCTGCATCAGTATTAGTGCGATTTCTAAAAGTTAAAGACCAGCTTTTTAGGTTTTGATTAATACCAAACGCCTGCCTTTTTTCGTAACCATCACCAAATTTAACTACTGTGACTGATGGCTTACTGCTAACCGCAGCACCAAAATCTGATACGTATGTAAATGTTGGCATTAGGCTAGCAGTCCTCCAGGTCTACGTTGTTTGATCAGTTCAGCTTGCACCGCAGCGCTAAGGGCTTTACCTAATTGATCGCCGCGTGGGGCATCACCCTGAACGCTGGTGTTGCCTGCATCTACATTAACAACAACATTAGTGGCGCCGCCACCGCCCTGCATCGCTACCGGGATGCGGCGACCGTCAGGCAACGGCACATATGCCTCAGGCATCCGCCCTTCACCATACATAGCGAGTTGCGGGCTATTGGCGATACCACCTGCTGCATAACGCTTTAACGGCATTGACCCTTGCGATGTCATAATCCCGCCGCCAGCAAACTTAAACGCAGGAGTATTCCCTAACCCAAGGCCCGGTATTATTGAATCCATGCCAAACCCAGGCAGCCCGCCGCC